GACAAATTCAGTGAAACTATAAAAGCTGGCGGAGTAAACAATCTGTCAGTTGATAGCAAAGTCATGCGTAAAGCTCAACATATGACAAACATCACTAAGAAGAAACATCCTAAGTGTGTTTGTACAAACCTAAGAGATCATAAAAAACAACGCGGACGTATCTTGTTGCCAAAAATGGCAATAGCTGCGTAAGTGAAGTTTTAAATGATAAACAGCCTCGACACCAGAGGCTAGCCTAGTGTGCTCCAGAAATGGATATGACTGCGAGGTGCAAACCCTCACTAGGCACAACATGTGGTACTGATATGTGGCAGTGGAAGTGCGCACAAGAGACGTTAAATAGTTATCCACGTCCGCACATATCGTGTATGTCATGTAGGCCCGACGGGGTCGGCATTGTAGTTTATGCAAAACACCGGGTCTGGTAACCCGGAGACTCAGGTTGGATTCCTGACAATGCTACTATGAAAATAAAAGAAAAACCTGTAGCTCTATACGACATAGAGGTATTTCCGAATTGCTTTCATTGTTTAATAATAGACTCAGAGAATCATAAAGAATATAAATTTGAGATATCTAACCGAAAAAATCAATTAGAAGAATTAGTTGACTTCTTTTACTTCAAAAGAACAGAACATATTATGTGTGGTTATAATAATCATCATTATGATGATATTGTAATAAACTACATGATATACTTTAGAAGTACTATGAAGCGGTTAGGATATCTTAAAATCTGTAACTCTTTATATTATCTAAGTAAAGCTATTATTAATTCAGAGAAAGACGAAAATTTTGATAAGATTAAACAGTACAAGTATGCAAATTATTTCTATTCGTTTGATCTTATGACAATGTTGTACTCTGCTAAAAGACAAAAAAGCCTAAAAGAGGTAGAAATACTATTAGGTATGGATAATGTCCAAGAGTTTGAAGCAGGATTTGATCAGCGTCTTCTTGATTCAGAAATAGAAGACATGATTAAGTATAACAGAAACGATGTTGAAGCTACAGAATTTTTATTAAACACAGTAAAAGATGAAGTAGCTTTAAGATTGGAAGTAGAAAAAGAATGGGGGTTTGATGCTCTTTCGATGAGCGGAATACGCTTTGGAGAAGAAATTCTGTTACAAACGTCTAATCTTAAGGGAAATGACCTTGAGAAAGCAAAAAATAAAATACGACGTACCGCAAAAATAGAATTAAAAGACGTCATTCTCCCATTTATAAAATATTCAAATCCAAAGTTGAAAGAGATCTTGTTGGATGTAAAGAACGCTACATGTTATCCATGTAAGTCTGACAAGAAACAAAAAAACTACGAGAAGAAGTTTGTTCTCTCGAATATTTGCTATTCTATAGGCGAGGGTGGTATACACACCATCAATGAGCCAAGAATCTTCAAACCTACAGATGACCAATTTATAGGGCACGCAGATGTAACTTCGATGTATCCATCGTTAGCAATTACATATAACTGGCTGCCAGTTCACTTAGGAAAAGAATTTTGGAATGTATACGAATCTCTATACAAAGAGAGGGTTATTGCCAAACGTAATCATGAAGAGTTGAAGGCAAAGGCGTTTAAATTCGCTCTAAACTCTCCAATCGGTAAGATGCAACAGGAAACTAGCTGGGCTTACGATCCATTAAATGCCTACAAGATACGTATAAATGGGCAACTTATACTACTTATGTTAGTGGAAAGGCTTCTGTCTATTAACTGTAAGATTGTACAAGTTAATACAGATGGTGTTATTTATATCGCAAACAAGGCAAATCGCGAGGCTATAACCTCTTTTATTCGCGAAGTTGAAGATATAACTAAGCTACATTTCGACACCGACGATTATGAGTCGTTTTATCAGTACGATGTGAATAATTACTTTGGAATTCACAGTGGATACTCTCAATCTGGAGATCCGTCACTGATAGAGAAAAAAGGCAGGTTTATTACGGAAATTGGATTAAACAACAGCATGACACCAGTTGTTATATCCAAAGCCGTGATAAACTATTTTTTAACAAAAGAACCGATAGACAAATTTGTTAGGGAGGATAAAAATATCCGTGATTTCCTAATGTCGCAAAGCGTAAACAGGGAATTTAAAGTTGAATATGGTAATAAATCAATTCAAAGGACTAACAGATATTACGCGTCAAATAGTGGGTATTATTTAATGCGAGTCAAAGATAAATCATACGAATCTAAAAAAGAGAATATATTATCAGAGACTGGCGTGATAATTTTAAATCACATAGATGATACCCCAATAGAAGACAGAAAGATAAACTACCAATACTATATTGGAAAAGCAAAGAAAATTGTTTCTGAGTTTATTAATCGTCAACTAACAATTTTTGATAGTTAATTGTTCACCATAGCGTATAAGATGATTATCGAATTAAACACAAAACTCCTGGATATACCAGGACTAACATCAAGTCAATTAATATTCCTAAGTTTGGTATTGGATAAGAATCAAAAAACTTACAATCAAGACGTCCGCAAAGTTGTCAGCCTAACAAGCGACGAAGAAATATCAAACTTAATTTCTCAGGGACTTATCACCTCGATCGAGAGAGGTGGGTCAATTACATATAGTGCAACAGACGCGCTTAAAAATATAGTTCGCCCAAAAAAGGACTATTTCGATCTGTTTTACGAGATGTACCCAATATATGTTCTACGACCAGATGGTTCAAAAAACTATCTAAGAGCAAACGTAAACAAGTGTAGACATTTGTTTAACGTTTATGTAGGACAAAGTGAAGCTATGGCGCAACATTTAATTCAGTGTCTCGACTTTGAAATAAAGAAAAAGACAAGCCAAGGAAAACTTAGCTATATGAAAACGATGTGGCGATGGTTAGTGGACCACCAATGGGAAGAATCTGAGGAAGAAATGCAAGACAACTCTAAATTAGAGGAGACTACTTATGGAACAGAACTTATCTAAGTATATACGACCAATGTCTGTTGTAGCTCAAGAAGCTATAAACTATATTGCTGGTCGTAGAGAGCACTCTATAGTGTCTCTTAAAACTAGATGGAAGAAGTTTAATAAGCAGTGTATGGGAGGTATTGAACCAAATACCGTTTACACCATAGCTGGCATTTCAGGCAGCGGCAAATCGAGTTTTGCCAACGAAATCTGTTTCGATATTATTGACTTGAACCCAGGCGAAGATATAATAATTCTACTTTTCTCATTAGAGATGGTTGGATTTAGGCAAGTTGGAAGAACGCTTTCTAGTAAGCTTAGGAAAACGACTTCGACTTTGTATAGTTCGGAAACGGACCTGGACGACGATACCTTCAAAAAAGTCGTCACAGTATCTAATCAACTAAAGGAGTATCCTATCTATTTTGTAGATAATCCGACTACTCCCATGGAAGCAGAAACAATCATCAAGCTATTCTACGATAAGTATGTTAAAGGTACATCTAAGCACTTTGTCATAATGTATGACCATGCCCTACTGACAAAACCAATTGGATCTACTATAGAAACAATGCAGGAGTTGGAAAGGGTGTTTATTAGCTCAAAGAAGTATCCAATGACATCTATTGTACAATTAGCACAGATGAATAGAAATATAGAATCGCCTGAAAGAATTAACAATCCATTGTCGCATTATCCTATGAGAAGCGACATTTCATCTGCTGATGCTTTATTTCAAGCTAGTGATTATGTTATAGTTATTCATAGGCCAGAAATTCTTGGAATACAAGAATATGGGCCAAGCCATTTACCTACGCAAAACAAAGTGTATTTACACATTTTGAAAAATAGAGATGCAGGAAAGCCCTGTATACTTGAATTTGAGAACGACTTGGCATATAACAACTTGATCGAGAGCTAAGCTTTTAAAAAATTAGGCTGAATTATGAAGACAACTGTATTTACTATCAATAAGAACAATAACTATGGCACAAACTATTCTGAGATTCTTGACAATATTATTCTTGATTCTGTAATTAAGAATAACTCATATCTGTTTAAGAGTGCAAAGAAGAAGTCTGAGGACGACTTGATTGATGCCATGTTTAATGATATTAATACATATAAGTACAAGCATTTGAAGGCTGATGACGATTTTATCAGTGCTTGTAATTTCCTTGCAAATTATAGCAAGAAAAATACTTATACAATCCCTTATAAGATGAATACTCTGTATCGTTTGTCTGATGGTACTCCAATTATTTTTTATGACGACGAGATTCAGATTGGTACAGACTTGTATAAGTATGATATGTTTAGTGATATTGACTTTATTTCTAGTCTTAAGCCAGAGAT